CCGCTATTGGCAGAACGAATGATAGTCCAAACTGCTCATTTCTCATGGTGAACACAGAATCCACACACCCACAAGCCCGAAGGCTTGTTGCTGGAACAAACATTACACTTACAGACGGTGGGGCGGGTGGCGACCTTACTATCGCCGCAAGTGGTGGCGGTGGTGGTAGCGGAACAGTCACAAGCGTAGCAGTATCGGGTTCAGATGGTATTCAAGTTGATTCCGGTTCTCCTATTACAACAAGTGGCACTGTCGCTCTTGGTATTGATGCCCCAACTCTTAGAAGTCATATTAATGTTGAAGATGGCGCAGATGTGACAGATACCGCTAATGTCACCGCCGCCGGTGCATTAATGGATAGCGAAGTCATAAATCTTGCTGATGTAAAAGCCTTTGACCCTGCGGCTTACGCTACTGCGGCTCAAGGCACATTAGCAGATACCGCTTTACAAGCACCGGATATAGCCCCCTTTGTTCCTTCCGGTGGTGCTGTCAGTTCTTTTAATAATGATGCAGGCTATTTAACAGAATTAAATTTTTGCCAATGGAATGATATAAGCGCAGACATTACATCAAATATTAATGTTAATACTTTAATTAATAATTGGAGTTATACTGTCGGAGATACAGATATTAGAGATGCTATGTCAAGTGGTGTATGGACTTGCACCCCTGCATTAGCCGGAAAATATTTAGTTCTTGTTAAAGTAATGTTCGGTCAAGGAACATTAGCAGAAACCAACGATGTTAGGTATTCACTACAAGTTTTAAATTACAAGAATGCAGGTGGCGGAACGCCAAGTAGCGGAACCATAACTAACTTTTCAAGACATCAAAATTGTAAGTTTTATCTCGGACACATTCTTGAGGCATCATTTTTATTAACAATGGCAGACACAGACACATTTGGTGTGTATGCTAAAATATTACCGGGTAGTGGTAGTGGTAATTTTAAAATAAAAAGCGGGTCACTTGCCAATACTTCTTTGACAATGATTAGAATAGAGTGATAAGTATGTGTAATGAATGTAATAATTTAGAAGATGTAATGCTAACACATTACGATGCAGAATTAAGGGCTGATACTCCACTTTTGTTTGAAGATAATGGAGTATTTACGGTTAGACTCGATAATTGGCCTACCGAAATTAGTAGTGCGCCAACAATAGAATATTTAAACAGTTTAATAGGTGGTTAAATGACAAGATGTAAAATGTTAGACGAATGGATTGATGTTCAGTCAAAAAAACTTGACGAAGCAGAAAAGAAAGAAAAGAAAGATTTGATTACGGGGGCTAAAAAATGCGCTTAGGAAAAATAGTATATGTTCCGCCCGAAAGGTGCTATACGAATGTGAACATTGAAAAGACAGACTATGGCTACGCAGTATATAGGGTAGGCGAAAGCAAGCCCTTTACTTTTATACCGACCTCGGCAGTAAAACAAATAGAATACAAAGGAGATGAATAAAATGGATATAACAACAATAGCGTTATATGTTGGTGTGGCTGGGTTAGTGGCTACTGCGGCATACAAAATGTATCAGAAGTATTATCTTGACGATGGTAAGATTACTCTTGACGAATTAGATGACATAGTTGACGACATCAAAGAAGTCGTCGAAGAAGTCAGTGAAAAGTTGGAGTGATTTACATGTCAAAGACTACTCATGGTGTGCGCCTCGATAATATTGAAAAGCGCATAGATAAGCATGAAGATTTATTAGAAAAAATGGGGGAGGCTCAGACTGAGATGATGGTATCGCTTGCTAAACTACATGGCAGTGTGCGAATCCTAATTATCTTTATTGCGGCATCCTTTGGTGTTGATGTAGGTAGTTTAATTTTGTAAGGTGGTAAGTATGGCTCATAATGGATATTGCGAAGCGTCTGATGTGGCAATCAGATTAGGTCTTGATTCCGGTCAGCGTGATAGAGCCAACACAAGAATAGAAAGTGCGATTAAAAGGGCTGGCATATCCATAGACCAAGAATTTAGGAACTATGGTCGCAACGCCCCATCCTCAGACATAGCAGAATCAACTCTCAACGGTGCTATCACCGCAGGGGCTACAACAATTACACTAACTGACGCATCCTCCTTTTCAACTGCTGGCAACGGTAGTATTGATGGCGACTCGTTTAAGTGGACAGGAAAAAGCAGTAATGACTTAACCGGTGTCACCGGAGTTTCTTACGACCATCATGACAACACAAAGGTTATTGAGGGCGAATTAGCCCATGTAATATTAGAGATATGTGCTGACTTAGCGGCTTCTATTTATCTTGAAGATGAATCGGCATTCCACACTTCGGGTGCTGACCCTGTTAGGTCTAATGTGCTTCGCCAGCGAGCAACTATGAACTTGACAAGGCTGGCTCACTTAGGTTCGGTGGATTGATATGAAATACAAAGGTTCTGCTAAAAACAAATATATGGGTTTTGACCTAACCATTGACTCTCGTCAAACAGATGCCGCTATAAAAGAAATAGAAAGAACTGCGGCTAAACTTATGGCAAATGCAATTTATGAAGTGTTGAAAGCAGAAATCGGCCCTACTCAAAGACATTTAAAAGAAAAGGCTACTGTCAGACAACAAAACATGGCTAACAAAGTAGCGGATTCACTCATAGTTGAAATAGGAGAAGATGAAAACCAACAGGCTACGGTTCGATTTGGTTCTAACCCTATTGACGAAGGTGGTGTTGAGGGTAGTCGTGGTGGTAAATTAGCACAGTTATTAGAATATGGTGCGCCACCATTTAGTTATCCTTTTACATTTAAGACAATAGAAAACAGTGCTACCTTTGGCGCTGGTGCTGGAACAAGCGGATTTATTAACGCAAAAACCGGTAAAAACACAGTGCATCCCGGTTATAAGCCCACTGACTTCTTAAGTTTTGCTCGAGATAGAGCAAAGCCAAAAATAGCGGCGGCAATAGTTGACGCATTTAACAAAGCATACGGGGGTGGTGCTGGTGGCAATAGCAACTACTAATCAGTATTGGACTTCTCGTATGAACGGTGGCGACCCATCAAACCTAACAGATTACGGACAAGATAACGAGTCCTTTACTCTAACAGGTGCGGGTGGGGATGGTTCAGCCGTTGGTGGCTCTTGGCAGATTGCCAGCGCAAGCGGTGGGCAACTGTGGTCTGTCACACCTACTACTGACGACTACACCATAATTGTATGCTTCAAATACACTACTGCGCCAGCAGACGGCACAGTATTATTAAAGTTAGATAACGGCACTTACAAAGCAGAAGTCCAAGCATCCTCAAGCGCAAACAAAGTAAAGTTAGTAGGGACTACTACTGTGACTTCGAGAGAATTAGACCTATCACAAACTGATGTTTTTGACGCAGTGCCTATTATTCTAAGGCTTACTCTTACTTCGACAGGAACCGCAAGACTATACATGCGTGAGATTATTGAGGATTCTGATGCTCAAACGAATTATTTAGAAGTCACCGCAGACACAGGTAGTGGTAGGACAATACAGTGGGGCAATACCGATGGGACTATTTTGTGGAACAATGTGTATGCTACAAACATGGGTGCGTTCAGTCCTAATGAGTTATCCACAAGCGCCTTTGTATCTGATTCTTTGCTTAGGATGGGCTTATCAATAGTCGAAAGACTACAAGATAGCAAAAGATTTTTCCTAAAAAACATGGTAAATAATTCATCTATAATATACGGCTACGATATATCTTCTCAGATGGTATCACGATTAGCCCCGCCAACAATCCATGTTATTCTGCAATCTCTTGAATCCCCCGAGTTTGATACATTAGGCGGAACACGAATCACACAAAACTATCAAGTAATCCTATTCATAACTACAAGAGGAACTGACTATGAAAACTCATACCGAACTGCTATGGAGATAGCAGGTGATGTGTTTGATGAGTTATATACTAATACCGGTCTGCAAGGAACTACCGACAGTTTAATTGACTACACGATTAATTTTGACACCAAGACTGATGACGATGAAGTTATTTGCGTTCACCGCATGGAATTGACTTATATGAGGCGGTTAAATATGCTTCACAGGTGAAACCTTAAAATAACAAACCGCAAGTAGCGACATACAGGTGAACATATATGACCTCTAATTTTACATATAGATACCTCGCTATGACACCGGAACACACAAGTGGAACAGGCGCTCGTTCTTACGGAACTGCTTCTGCTCTTGATAATTCCGACGGGGCTGGTGGAACTACCGCCAAAGTTTATGGCGAAGTTGATGATGAAAGCATACAACACAGATTTGACTTGATGACAAGAGGCGACATAAGCCGATACGGTGCGGCAAAGTCAGTTAACGGAAAAGAATACTCCGAAGGCGGAATAAACTATGTAGCGCAACCGGATGACTTACTCGGATTGTGTCTTTACGGTATTTACGGTGATTCCTCAACTCCGGGTAGCGGTGGTTATTCAATAAGCGGATTTATTCACACTATGGTCGAGCATTCACTAAATTTACTACCATCTTTTACAATTGAAGTTGGTCGTGAAGAAAAAGAACACACCTACACAGGTGTATGTATTAACAGGCTTGGTATATCTGCGGCTCAAGGCGAATACACTACAATGAGCGTTGATTTCACAGGCAAAAGCGAATCGGCAAACACGACTTTGGCTTCATCAGTGACATTTGGTGGTGCGTCAGTTGACGGATTCCACTTCGCTGACGGAACAGTGACTTTTTCAGAAGCAGGTTCAGCGTCCGTTTCTTCAACTAAGATTAAGTCAATCAGTGTTGACTTTAACATGAACCTTGATACAGATGCGGCATGTTCAATCGGCAACAGAACTTATGTTCGCCAGCCCGAACCACAGATGCGTGAAATCACAGGAACAGTTGAGTTTTCAGACGCTTCGACAACAAGCGCAACAAATGTTCCCGGCTATGACATGACCCTAAGCACAGGCGGAAAACTTTACGATGGTAATGCTACTGAGCCAGCAATCAAACTAACATTTTCAAACGGCACACAAAGTTATGAACTTAGCATTCTAAGAGTTCGCTGGGAAGCACCAGCCGCAAATGTAAGCGGTCGTGACACCCAAAGCCTAAGCCTAAACTTTGTTGCCCTTCTTGACGATGCGGATAACACAATGACTAAATCAGTTTTGACTCTTGACGCAACTTCTTCAAATCTTGCTTCGGGAATTAAATATTCGCTAATTTAAGGTGATTAAATGCCTGTCGCAGACCCAGCAAATATATCAGTAGGCGAAATAGACTCAGATATGGAGTCAGCCGCTTCTGATTTACAGACATGGATGAGAGCAAATTTAGCGGCCGGTGCTGAAATATTTAGCATAAATTATATTAGAAACTCTCGTAATAACAAAGTGATAATTACTGTCGCTTATGAAAGTGCCCCATAAGGTGATTAAAATGAAAAAATCAGTAGGAAAAATAATTGGTAAAGTAAAATCCATAGTCCTAACAAAAGGACTATCAGTTGAAAACGACGAGCCGGTAGTTGAAGAACCGGTTGTTGTTGAAGAACCTGTTGTCGAAGAAAAGAAAAAGACAACACCAAAGGCTAAGAAGCCAGCAAAGAAAAGTAAAGCAAAGAAAAGTGATAAAGATGCCGATATTGAAGAAAGAGTTTGAAATTGGAACAAAGAAGATTTGGGTTCGCCAAGCCTCGGGCATGGAAAGACTCAAGTTTGAAACCCTATTAGCCAAAACATTTAGAAAGTTTAAGCACTTTGGCTTAGACCAAGACGAATGGACTGACGAGCAACAAGAAGAGTTCATGATTGCTCTTGAGAATGCTGGCGGAGATGTGACCTCTCAGATGAGAGAAATGATTCCACCATGCCTACCCGAAGGTTTTGATGTAAATATGCTCGACAAAGATGAGTTGATGGAGATATTCAACTTTGTTCGAGGTATTGACGAACCGGAGGGCGCAATCCCTTTGGACTCTTAGGCAAGGTAGCCCCTGCCTTGTGTTCGTCATACAAAGGCGCTGTCCCCAGCGATTTATTGATGAAATACACAGGAGAGGGTGGAATGTATAAATTCGAGTATGACCTTGCCGTGTTAAACGAAATGCACGACCAAGTTAAAGAAGCCACAGGCAAGTCGGATAAAGACGGCAAAGCCATGATGGAACGGGTTAGACAAAGACGGCAAAAGAATAAAACTGCGGAAGTATCTAATACCGAAGTAGTCGAATTATTAAAACAACGGGGCATACCTGTTCATACTACGGGAGAGTGATAACATGACAAGAGTAGGCGCATCCCAAGTATTCTTCAATGTAGTCGCTGGATTTAACGCCCGTAAATTAATTCACGACCATAACGCTACTATGACCGTTATGAAAGCGGTGACTCTCGATTCTTTTGAGGCTATGCTAAAGCCTGTTGAGGACTTGACAAGAGGTATAGGTCTATACATGGATGCCGTTAAAGATGTGGCAGTTGAAATGGGACAGGCGCAAGTTGAGTTCGAGAAGTTCTATGACGCTATGCCAGCCAAGCAACAGGCTATGGCCGAAGAACTAAAAGAAATTGGTTTAGCGTTTGGTATGGTAGGCACTGAGGCGTTAGCCGCAGGTTCAAGAGCCGCACAGGTAGCGGCGCTTGTTGGTAATGAAAACATTCCCCTGTTAGTTGAACAGGCTGAAATCTTAGCGCAAATATCTGACCTTACATCAGAAGAGGCTATGAAAGGTATCATTAAATTACAACAACAGACAGGTGTGCTTTATGGCAACTTAAACCAAGAGCAGTTTAACAGGCTTAGTCAGTTAGAAAAAGAAGCGGTGCTTACTCGAAACTCAGCAAGGGCGCTCGATGCACTTAACACAATTGCTAACCGGTCGGTAGCGGTCGAAGGTGAATTAGTTGAAGTTATGACTAACTTCTCAGCGCAGGGTGCGTTAGTAGGCGAAACCTTTGAGGATATGGCCGCTATGTCTGCGGTGCTACTTGAAGCAGGTGAAGAAGCAGGTGCGGCTGGTCGTGCTTTGCGTATGACATATGCTCGACTTGGTGGTGACATTGGTGGTGCAAGAACTAAGTTAGAGGAAATGGGCATCCAAATTAAAGATGAAGAAGGCAACTTGTTGACTTTAACTCAAATTATACAGAACTTAGTTGACATGGGTTGGAATAGATTCACCCCTGCATTAAAGCAGAATATTGCACAGACTATTGCTGGCAACAGACACTATGTTCGTTTCATTAAGTTGATGGAAAATCAAGGAAGGGCAGTGCAGTTAGCGAAAGATGGTATGGCTGGTTTTGATTCTGCTTCTGAACAGGCGGCAACGGCTATGCAAGCACTCGCTAATCAAATGATAAAAGCAGAAGCAGAAAGTGAAAACCTAAAGGCTTCGCTTGGTGAAAACTTATTGCCGTTTCAAATAGGCGCTCAAGAAGCAAAAAATGATTTGCTTGAAATGCAAGTATCAATATCAAACATGTTTGGTGAAGGATTCGGCAAAGCAATAGGGAGAATGTCGGCCTTCATGCAACACATGGGAGGGTTTGTTAAGTTCGGTCTTGGTGTCCAAACTATGTCTATTGGTATGCAAATGTTCGATGCGGTGCAAAGAGATTTACACGGTATTCTTATTGCTAACGAAAACCTTCACAGTAAGCAAGCGACTCACTTGGCTTTTGGCGCAAAGGCTACTGAGGAACAAGAGTATTTTCTTAAAAAGATAAGATTCCAATACCAAAAAATTAACGCTCTTAGAGAAAAAGAAGCGGCTCTTAGATTAGAGCAACTTAAAGTCGAAAGGGATTTACAAAGAATGGGTGGTGAAAGTAGTGTTCAGATTGAAGAACGCATGGTTCAACTCAATCAAGAAAATCTTGACATAAGTAAAAAACTCAGTGATGTTAGCCTTCAAAGACACGGCTTAATGGACAAAAGACTGACTATCCAATCTGCTATTGATAGGGCATTACAAGGAAATGTAGGGCTACAAGGAACTGAACTTGACTTGCTTCAAAAATACTATCAAATAAAAAATGCAACAACTGTGCAAGACCACGCTTACCGCAAAATGGTAATTATTCAACAAAAGACTATGAGCAACCTTAGTGACGACGAGGTTAGGGCAATACGAGATAAAAATAGAGAGTTAGATTTACAACACACTAAGTATCAACAAATTATTGAAGAAAACGAAAGAATAAGATTAATTCAATTAGAAAGAGGAACAAGGGGAAGTAAAAAGCAAGAAAGTGTTGCTGGCGCAACAGTTAACGAGGCCGCCAACAAAGCATTTATTGAATCCTACGGACAGATAGAGCAAGCCGCATCTAAATATAGAGCAGAATTAAACAGATTAGAGATGCAAACCGGGGAATTGACGGATGCGGACAAAGAAAGAATGGCTGAAATAGAAAACAAAATCTTGCCCGGATATAATAACTTAAGAGATGCTTATGAAGAACTTACTGAAAAAGATGGTCAGTATTTAGTTATTAATAAACAAGGGCTGGCAGTTCTTAGAAATCTTAATTCAGAATTAATAGGGCATAAAGTTCACATAGAAAAGGCCATGTCCCAAAAAGAAATATTCAATGATATTAACCGAGAGCATAATGAATTAATGAAACTACAACAACAAATTACTGAGGATAATAATTTAGAATTAGACGATTTAATGAACCTATTACCAAGAATAGTTGCGTCTGAAAGAGAGCGAGAAGAAATTTTAAAAGACATAGCAAGAATACAAGACGAAGAACTAAAACAAACTCAACTTAGAGGTAAGTTAGAGCAAAAAGTAGCAGGTAAAATAAAGGCAAATAGAGGCGAACAGTTGCAGTTTGCAGAAATGCAAAAACAAAAAACAGACGAGTTATTATTTACAACTAAGCAGGGAATACAAAGATTAGGCATGGCGGCAAGTGGGGTTGGTAGCGTATTAATGGGAATGTTTGGTGATGGAAAAAATAGTGCCTTTGCTTCAACACTTTTAATGACTTCGAGTTTAGGGCCAGCAGTAGGCGCTTTAACAACCGCCACTAAGCAATTTGCCGCAACCCAAATGAAAGCGGTGGCGGCACTAAGAGCAGGAGAAATTAGTGCGGCTGGGTTTGTTGGTAATATAGCAAAAGCATTAGGCCCACTTGCGGCAATTAGCGCCGCACTTTATGTATTTAACTCAAGGCAGGAACAAGCCGGTATTGCACTTGCCTCTTCTCAAAAATTATTAGACGACCATAATCAAACAATGGCTTTATTAAAAACACAAACCAATTTATTTAGTGATGAAAACGCAGGCTTGGCTGAAAAATTGGGTATTAATAATTATTCTCTTAAAGAATTACATGAAAATGGAGATTTATTAGATACTACTTTGGTCGACCTAAAAGACGGTTATCATGGGCTTGACGCTTCGCAAGAAGCGGCTATTGACTCAGCAATAAGATTAGCGGAGGCACTAAAAGGAATAAACGCAGTTGGAGAAGGCGGAGTAATTGATAGTGAGCAATTAAAAATTACATTTCAAGAAATGGATGAACTATTTGATGGTATGATTGACGAGTCAATAAATACATTTGACGAAGCAAAACTTAGAACGGGGCTGTTTATTAAGGAAAGCCGTATCGAGGGTGCTAAACAATTAGAAGAATCGGGAATATTTAGTGAGGATGCCATGAGCAAACATTACCTAAGAGCGTTTGGTAAGAAAAAATTCATGGGTGTTGATGTTGATATTGAATTAATGTTAACAGAATTACAAACTTACTTTGAAAAAGGAAATCGCTTAACAAAAGAAGAAATGAGTGCGTTAGTTGACTTGCTCGATAATCCCGAGTTATCACAGGCAATTAAAAATATAAATGATGCAATAATAACAACTGAAACTGAGATATTTAATCCCGAAGATGTAGCCCAAGAACAGGAAAGTATATCAAAATTAGGCAGTGACATTAAAAATTTAACAGAAGATATTTACAATTTTGGTAGCGCAAGAGAAGAATTATTCTTTGGTGGCAAGTATGGTAATGTGACCGGCTCTTTGTATAAGCAAGTGGTAAAACAAGGAGTAGGAACACTATACAACAAGATGGATATAGTTATGACAAATAACTTTAACGGCTTCTTTAATGAAGAAGAGGCGGCGCAAAGAATAATAAATGTGTTGAATGAGGTAGCACCGAGTTTAACTACACAGTAATAGGTGAGAACAGTGACAAGGACAGTGGATAGAAAATATACATTTTGGTTAGCCGGATATTATGACGACTTTATGAGTGCGGTTGCTTTAGCAGACGACCTTAACGAACCTGCTTTTAAGTGGTATTCATCTAAATCCCATCATGGCAATCCTATAAACGGATATGCTACATTAAATCCCCGCTACAAATACGCATGGTGTGAGCGTGGCAACGGCGCATCCGGCAGATTTAACAATGCCGCAGTATCTTCAACAATACAATACACATTCAACAACGGAATTAGCGATTGGGCATCGTTAGATGAGATTAGAAACAATGTAGGTAAGTGGGATGGGCTGGCTCAACTATTCTATCCCGACACGCTAACTAATGCCAACAGACAAAGGTATGATACCGGCTTAGGGGAATTAGGAGAGGCTTATGAAACAAGCACTGCTGATGATGACTATGCGTTAAAAGAAGGTTATCTGTTGTTTTGTAATGGTTATAACTCAGAAGGAAAATACTATGCAACCGTAGGTAGTAATGACTCAACTTTTGGTAGGGCGCAATCCTATCAACCTGCTTATGCTGGTGCGAGTTCCCCACCTGCGTTAGAAAATGAGGCTGGTATGCCTTGCTCGAATAGCACTACTATTTTATCAGACCCCGATTCTATTTTTAGAACTCATCTTACAGGAGTATATAGTGGTGAAATATTATACAATGATGTGCTGAATAACGGTATTCCTAAAGCCGGTTTAGTTCCTATTGAATCATTAGCAGGTAAGCCGTTTTTGGCAACAGAAATATTTTATCCCAATGTATCATACGCCCCTGTGTTAATCTATGATGGCGCTTTAAACAGTAAAACTGATGGTGATATTTTTACCATAAGAATGTGCGCCTTTGCAGTTGATATTGCCACACCAAGAATTAAAATATGTATAGGCGGTGACGGAACTGCGTATAGTAGTGGTGGTTCAACTGACATTACTTATTCTAATTTTGCAGTTGAGTATGAAATACAACCTATTGTTTATCAAGAATATACTACTTGGTCTGATGTTGATATGAATACTTTGTGGGATGACTATGACTTTATCTTTGACTATACTGCTGGAACATATGATGTTGTAAAAAACGGTGTCAGTGTTTCGACAGGAAATACCATAGGCAACAAAGCAGACGGCAATCAGTTCACTGCGGCTGACATGTATGGCTGGGCCATACAGTGTAAAAGCAGTTATGAAAAAACCACAGTTCTAATTGATAGAGTAGGTTTGATTTATCCCCTAAACGATTATCCGTTAGCAAACACTGTAATGCCACCTGCTACCGACTTTTCTTATTCTGCTTCTGTTAATGCAGTATCAAATCTAAACTTAACTTTGATTGACGACGATACAGACTTGAATCTGATGAATTTATTTAATGAGTCAGCATATGCTGATTGGAACTTATTGATGTTTAGAAACAACACTGATAGGCCAATATGGAGAGGGTCAGTAAATAGTATGTCTTACAATAACAGCGCAGTTTCAAGGACTCCGACACTAAAAATATCAGCAAGTGATTACTTTACTGAGATTGATAACCAATTGCCTATGTGGGAATTAGGTCAAAACGGAGAAGGTGATACTACCACACAGGTTTCATACGACAGAAGCGAATCACAAAACGAACTAAGCATGTATAATTTTGGGACTTCGATTCTAACAGCCGCTAACAAAACATTAGGTTTTAATGAAGTTATTGACGGCTCGGGCAACTTTGAAAAGCACTTAGATAGCAGAATGAGAAACAGGTCAGCCCATCCTATTCAGATGTATTTAGGAGAAGATATTATCAACGGGCCAAATGACCCGTATGATGATTGGGATGATGCGATAACCGCAGGTCACGCTACGGCAGATGCCGCATACAGGTCTATTCATAGCAGATGGTTAAAGGATTTGCCTAAATCTTTATGGTTTAAACACATGTTCTCTAAAATAAAAAAGAACGCCGCACTGACAGGAACATTGGTTAGTGCTTTTAGTGTAGGCGATACCACACTTACTTTAGACAAGTATTATTCTCAGTTTGCGGGAACAGGAGGCAGTATAGAGTTTGTTGATACTAACGGGTATATTGATTCGGGAATTTACGAATCCGCTACTACGACCATATCAGTGCCTAATTGTATAGTTAGGGTATATGAGCAAAGATATATTGCCACCGGTGTTAGTGCGGCTCGAACTCAATCGTTTATACAAAATAAATACGGTTCTTCTCCCGGCTTTAGATATAGTATTCATATTCTAATCCCAAAATCAGCAGGTGGTATTTCTAATTATTCAAATAAAAATATAACAATCTCGGGAACTAACACCATTTATGACGATAATTGGAAATGTGAAACTCATTTAGTTCCTATGAATTTTACTATCGGGCCAAATGAGATTAACATAAATGGAATAGACTATTGGGTTTTAAAATTAACAAGAGTATCAGATGGGCAACGATGGTGGTATAGTGAGCCTATCGCTGGATATAGAAACAACAGTCTTAGATGGAACACTACTGCTAACGCAAATATATCTCAAAGTGATATTGGTAGGTATTATCCAAATGTAGGAGACTCTTACAGATTAAATTCAGAATTTACAGGCGCTACTGTCAAAGGAGGGCAGACTGTTTTGACCCTACCAGCCACAAACTTTTTCAAAAGAGAACACGCCATAGGAACTACTTTGAATGTTAGAGATTTAAACACTACTGATTACAAACACATATGGGTTCTTTGGGCTGATATGCGTAATGACGGAACTGCCGATGCTGATAATAGTTATAGAAAAAATAAGTTTGGCCTTATCAGTCCTTATAGCGGAAATTATGAATTAAGTCTTGGTGTTGCTGATGATGATATATCAGTGGTCGAAGAAAGAGGGACATTTACTGATTTGAAAATAGGAGAAGAGGTTGACATATGGGAATTAGATGCGGAAGCAGACCCGCTTGGTGGTGAACTTTGGTCTAATTTAACAGTAAGTTCTTCTAACTACGAATCAAATAGCAAATACCATAATTGGGAAAATAAAGCAGGTTCATTTATTCTAATAGATACATCTAAGTTTTTTAACCTTAATACCACAAGTAATAATGGTAAGACAGGACAAGTAGCCGCAGGTCGAAAAGAAATAGGCGATTACTTAGTTGAGAGCGAAGGATTCCCAATTTTAATTGATAATTATTGGGTCGAAGCGCCTACCACTTACAGAAACTTAGACGAAAGTGCAAGTTGGAATGCTAACTATGCTTATTTTATGAATGATTTGACTACGCTGGCAACAGGCTTAGAGATTGATGATAGAGTAATACAATTCACAGATGCTTCGGTATTACCTACTGTTTCTAACCAAGTGGGCCAAATTATATCTGAGGAAAAGCAAACTATATTTCATTACGCTACCTATAATGCGTCATCCGACAGTTCTGATTTTACATCGGGCAGAACTGTTAATATTAACACAGTGTCGGGTTCAGCAGGTAATGGAATAGTCACAATAACAGACGCTACTGCGACAGGATATAAAATAGGAGAGTTATACAGGGCAGGTCATACGATAACGATTAGCAATTCGACTTCGACACCTTCTATTGACGGAACTTATGTTATACAAAGAACTACTCCTGTTGATTTAGCAGTGCCTTACGCTACAACTACTACTCTTGAAATACATTTAGATGACCCATCAGTAAATATTTACAGTGCGTCCACATTAACCGCCACATTAACTGCATCAAACACAAGAAAACTAAGAAATGCGGTTAATTTAGGTAAGTCAGTATTAAATACTACTGCGGTAGGAGAATGGAATGGTGCTGGGTATGGCACAGGTAATAACAACGCTTATTATTTGACATATACGGGAGTTAATAATACTACTGCTGAAAACAAATCAAAAATAATTCTTGATATAGACCCCGAAGCACAAAACTCTTACGCTGACGCAGTAGTTTATGGAGGACTTGCTAATGTATTCCCCATGCGCCTAATAATGAGTTTAAGTGGCTTTGTTGAAAATAAGGGCAGTGGCACTTGGTTCGACAGTGATAAATTTAGATGTGCTTATTCTGACATATTAGCACAGACTTGGTTGAAACAGGCAAAGGTATATGGAATACCTAATATCAGCACTATACCACTAACTAAAAACATGAACACCACTCAAGATAGCGCACTTGATTATAGCGGAAGAATAACCTCTATAACCTCTCCTTCAAGCGGAGTATCGACAGTGACTACTTCAAGCGCACATGGCTTGGAAGTAGGTAATACTGTTAGCATAATAGACTCGGACAGATTAGGATTGTTAGGACAGGTGAAGGATTTAGTTGTGTTGGCAAAAACTTCAACTACATTTGATATTAGCAACTCAACAATTCCCGGCAGTGGGTCTTGGGGAAGATGGAGAAAGGCAACAGCCGTTGACGACTTTGGAGGAATGAATGATTGTCGCAACAGTTCTTTGAGCAACATGTTCTCAAGCACACAGGCGTTATCGGGAGTTAGCAGTAAGTATTCACAAAAGCAGGTATATTCTTGGCTAATGGGCAGGGATAGTCGTCCATCCTTCCGTCCTAATTACAACACCAACATATCCTTTGATTCAACAAATATTAGAGCAACTGCTTTAAAAACTCAATCAGTAAAACAATTTACAAATGTTAGGGTATTTTATGGTGGGGCTGGTTTGTTTGTTGATTATCCCGAACCTTCTCTAAATAGCACTCCGAGATGGAACATAATATCCTCTCCCGAGATAGCGACAAACGCAGAAGCGTTGGCTCTTGCTAAAGCAGAATACGAAAAAACTAAAGAAGCGCCTTTGACAATAGAAGCGCAGATAACTAAGTTAGACGCTGGTTCAAACACTATGTATGGTGACAAAACTCTTATGTTAGATGGCGCAAGATATGGGTATGTCGCCGACCAATCAAGAACCATACCTCGGTCTTATGGTTTTACATCGGGGGTATATACAGACGACAGGGCGTGGGCTTGGACTTCCTTATGGCAAGGTAATTTATTCCCCGGCATGGTATCTGCTCTTGACGGAAGAGATAG